TTCGGCTTGGCCGTTGACCTGGTCAACGCCCTTGTGCAGCATGGCCTCGAGCAGCGTCATGCTCTTGCCGGGGTGGTCGACGTCCTCGGCCGCCATCGCGCAGCATGCCTTGAGTTCGGCGTCGTTCGTCGGCGAGTCGAGCTTCAGCCGGTTCTCGAGCGCGAGCAGCACGGTCACCGCGCGCAGGATCTCGTCGAGCGACTTGCGCTCGAACTCGGTGCGCGAGCGTGTGCCGGTGATCGCCTCGCCGATCAGAGCGCGCTTGCGGATGTTGTCCTTGGTCTGCCCGCCGGCGAGAATTTCCATCGTGGCCTGCCACTTCTCGATCGCGATCTCGCGCTTGACCTGGTACTCGGCAGAGCTCTCGGCCGAGCCGTTCTCGAACAAGATCGCCGAGCTGCCCCGGTCGACGTTGTTCACGGCATGCACGCCGCCGATGTTGATGGAGTCGAAGTACGGCAGGAAGGGCTCGGCGACCTTGCTGTAGTAGCCGGCCTTGTAAGCGGTCTGGTCCTTCCAGGTGAAGGCCTTGCCGTTCAGCGACCATACGCGGCACTTCTTCACGGTCGCGACGTGGATCATCTGCGACTTGAAGTTGCGGCGCGCCTTGCCGGCGACCTTGTCGAAGCGCACCAGGTCGGGATCGTCGATCTGCGCGGTCTCAATCTCGAGATCCGGCTCATGCCCGAAGTCGCCTTCGGCCTTGATCTTCGTGCCGGCCTTCGAGAGTTCTTTCACGAGCTCGCCCTTCTCGTCGGGCATCTCGACTTCGTCCCACACGAAGCCCATGCGGCCGGTGACCAGGAAGTGAATCGCCGAGTCTTGGAAGTCCTGCGCGAAGGGCGCCCACTCTTCTTTGATCCGGCCGATGCGCTGCAGCCGCGGACCGCGCGCCTTCATGCCTTCGGTGAACAGGTCCTGCCAGAAGTGGGAAACCGAATCGACGCCCACCGCGCAGCAGCCCTCGCGCAGTGCGTCACGCGAAGCGGCGCGCAGATCGAGGAAGGATCGCGAACGGTTGAGCAGCAGCGGCACGCCCTCGGCTTTGAAGATGTCGACCACGAAGTCGACGCCCTTCTCGCTGGCGAGCCAGGCGACGGGCGCACACTTGTGATAGGTCTTCGACAGGTGAATCAGCAGCATTGCTAGTAGGGTGGTTTTGCCGGTTCCCTTCGGGCCGAACATCGAGCCCTTTACGAAACCGATCTCTTTGGTTGCTGGTTTGAACGGCATGGCGGTCAGTTCTCCTCTCTGGTGTCTTCGAGTTGATAGAGCTCTTCGAGTGCAGCGGGGGAAGCAATCAGGTTGGCGAGTTCATCCAGCGCGATCGGCGCCGGCTTCGATTTTGTTGGGAGTGGTTTGTAGGTGAGCACCAGGTCGGCCGACACAGTGAAGCCGTCGGCTTCGGCTTGGCGCATCAGGTCGCGCAGATCGGGCGAGTCGTGGAACGCACGGCTCGCCACCTGGCGCGCGGCGATTTCGATTTGTTCGCGGAGCTCGGCCCTATCCACGGTCGTCTCCTTTTCCCAGCCGGATTCGCTCAAGCAACTCGCCGGCTGTGGTTGGGTGATTGGTGGTTGCGTCGAGCAAAGGGGTGCCGTAGTAAACCGCCATGCCGTTGTCGAAGCATTCGGCGAGGAGATCCAGCAGCGCGTCGATGTCTTGGGAGCGCTTATCCACGGTTCAGCTCCGCAAAGTGCTTGGCGCACAGTTCCCGCTCCCCGGCGATGTCGTGCACGGTTCCCTTCGCGCAGCACGGCTGGCCATCGCATGCTCCAGGGAAAGATTCGGGGTACTCGAACGCGCAGAAATCGAGCGAGCGTTCCTCGTAGAAGCGGCTTACTTCTGCCACGAAACGCACGAAGATGGCGTCGTAGACGGTGTGGAAATCTTTTGAGGGGGATGCAACTAGAATCGGGTGAGCCACGGCTGACCTCCTTTACAGGTCCGTTGTGGTTAGCTCCGGGCGGGTGTTAGAAGCACCCGCCCGAAGCGCCTTGCTTACTTGCTACTATGGGGATTTTATTCGCGTCCGCCGCGCATGTCAACCCCCTATTCTAGCTCCTTTGGACATGTCCGCTTGCCCGTCCGCCGCGCATGTGGTAACCTCTTGCCGTGACTGATCCGGTGCGTGACTATCTTTCTAAGTTGGGCCGCAAAGGCGCGGCCGTGACCAACCAGAAGCTCACCCCGGAACAGCGCAAGAAAGCCGCCCAGAAGGCAGCCCGCGCCCGCTGGGCCAAGGTGAAAAAGAAGAACAAGCCCGCCAACTCATAAATCCGCTCGGCCTCTTTCGTCCCATTCTTGAACTGTAAAGGAGTTCAGAACCATGAGGTCTTCCATGCTGTTTCCGCTCGTTCTGCTGTGCCTCGCCCCCTTCGTCCGTTCCCAGGACGGCTGCACGGTCTTCAACCACAACCTCGGCCCCTATCCATTCTTCGCCCACGACTCGCAGGGCCACATCTCCGGGAACCACACCTTCATCAATTACACTCGTGGCCGCTGCGAGTACTTGCTCGCGCCTGCCTCGGCAACTGCGTGCGCGGGCAAGGCCACGGCTGATTCCGTTTCCCAGATGACCGAAGGCGGCCAGCTGACGTTCGGCTATGTGCACGAGACTGGCGTCGCTGATGCGGGCGGCCTGGCCACCTCGACGTACCCCGCTCCAGCGGTGGCCACCGCGAAAGGCGTTGGAGCAGTACGTGAGTGTTTTGCCGGTTGCTCGTTTTCGGTGACGCTTTCGAGTTCCATCGGCAGCGCGCAATTCAGCGCAACCCCGAAGTGGTCGAAAGAGTACCCCTACGTGAACACATGCGTGCCGCACAAGGTCACCATCAACAGCTGCGGCGCGACCGGACTCAACAACCCCATCAACCCCTGCGGACCTTCCCCGATCCTGATCGACACGCAAGGGCAGGGCTTCCACTTCACCGACCCGAACCAGGCCTCGGGCTACGTGACCTTCCGCTTCGGCGGACAGCTGAAGAAAGTCTCCTGGCCGGATTACAAGTATGCGAACGCCTGGCTGGCTCTGCCGAAAAACGGCGTGGTCGATTCAGCCGACGATTTGTTCGGGCAATACACCCCCCACTCCGACGCCGATTACACGCCCTTCCCCAACAAGACCGATGCGAACGGCTGGCTTGCCCTTGGTTTCTACGATCAGCCCTCGCAAGGCGGGAACGGCGACGGCGTGCTCGACAAACGCGATCGCATCTGGCCGAAGCTGCGGATCTGGAAACCGGTGCACTGTCATCTGACGCCGGATCGGCCCTGCGTGGCGCTCGATCGCGAACTATTTCCTCTCGACCAGGTCGGAATCCACCGCCTGGCCCTGACTTACACCGCGGTCGACGAGATGGACGCGATCGGCAACAAGTGCAGCTTCGTGGCCTCGATCAACCCGGATGAAGGCGAGAGGCAGAAGTCGCGCGACCGGAAAATTGCCTGCGACTTCAACCTAGCCGTGCGAAAATAGCGGGCACGCATATCGCTTCTTTCTCTGGCGCGGGTCCTGCAACGAGACCCGCGCCGTCTTTTTCTGCAGCCCTAGCACGACCGTAACTTGTGGTTTCGCCCCCCGAACACCGAGAATTGCCCCTGATTCCTCCCCTGTTGACCGCCCGGTCCTCGTAACAGCGCCCGCGCGCGCGCCAAAGCGCTGCCGACTGCCCTACCCCATGAGAATTCCTGTGTTTGCTCGCCGCGCGAATCCTCGCGTGGACCGTCCAATCCTGAAAAAGAGCCACACGTATGCTGCCAGCCAAGTTGAGGCTGGCCTGGCCGACTGGATCGATCCCACCGATCTGCGCAAGGGCATCGTGTGCCGGGAAATGCTCAATCGCGAACGCCCCCCGCAGTTTGAACCAGAGACAGGAACCTGCTCCTCGGATCGAGCGCTGGGCGTGAAGTTCATCGGGCCACCGAACCCGATTCCCCATTTTCGATCCGATCTCGGTCGCGGCGGCGGCTGGGATTGGTCGATCGATCTCTTACGACTTTCCCCGGACCCTCGAAGCCCACTCGCGGCCGCCGTTCTGCCGACACAAAACAGCGCTTACGATTCCGGGGAACTCCCTTTGTGAACTTCCACGCGCCCCTTCCCTCTCCGCCTGAAGCGAGCCGCGCCGCCGGCTTCTGGCTCGAGAACCAGGCCGCCATATGTATGAGGAGCCGGACCATCTTGAAGACCGAGCCGAAGGCGAGTTCGCGTTCTGCACGATCGAAACACGCGAGCAGAGTGAAGCGCCTGCACCTGGTGCTCACGAATCGTTTGTTCGCCCAGCTCGAGCGCGCCGCGGCTCAGTGTCGCAACGAGCACGAGCGTGAGATCTCGCTGGCGGAGTTCGCGAAGCAGTGCATCGAGACCACGCTGGCTGCGCGCAGTTAGGCTGCGCCCCCTGTCCGAATTTGGGGAACTCAGACAAAAATAGCTTCTTTTAGCTTTCTCCCCATGCCGCACTTCTTCGAAATCGATCAAATTTTGAAGCTACTCGCAGAGGCCAGGAAAGAGAGCGAAGCGGACTGGCTGCTGATCCTCGTCGCTTTCCTGCATGCGCTGCGCGCTTCGGAAGCTGTTGGTTTGACAGCTGATAACGTGGTCGGTACGCGCCTGGTCGGCAAGCGGAAAAAGAAGTCGCGGCCTTTCGAGGACGATCTGCTCGAGCACGAAAATCCGCTGTTGAATGAGCGCCCGGCGCTCTTAGCTTTGTGCCGCGCGACGCCGCCAAAGCAAAGACTGTTTCCGATCTCGGCGCGCACCTTTCAGCGCCGCATGCACTACTACGGCGAGCTCGCCGGCTTGCCCGAGCTGTACTGTCACCCGCACACGCTGAAACATTCGGTGCTGACCTATCTCTCTGATCGCATGCCGCTTGACAAGCTGCAGGATCGCAGCGGGCACGTCGAGCTGGGATCGCTGGGAATTTATTTGCACCCGAAAAAAGTGGTCACTGACCAGCTGGTGAACGACGCGCTGCGGGAAATATAGGTTCTGCTTCTTTTGCTTTTTCTGCTTTAGTACCAGGCCCGATGCCCAAAGGCGGATCCCGAAAACACCCGGCCGACTGCAAATGCGGCAATTGCCCAAAGATGGGCCGGCCGAAGGCCACCCGGCCAGTCGACGGCAACCTGGCGCGGAAGATCAAGGCGAAGGTTCACGCCGAGCAGCTTTGGGTGTCGCTGGTCATGCTCGAGTGCAAGCGCCTCGGCATCGATCCCGAGACCGGCAAGCTGCTGGCGGCGGAACTGAAGCACGATGAGAAAGGGAATGTGATCAGCGGCCCGGACTATCAGGGCCATTTCTCGATCATCCCGCTCACGAACCTTTTGCGGTACCTCGACGATCGCGATCTCGGTCGGCCAGTCGACACCGTGAACCACGTACACGACAAGCCGCTCGATGTGAATGTGAACGTCACCTTGCGCGAGCGCTTCAAGCTCGCACTCGACAAAGCGGAGCAGCGTGTCACCAGCAGCAGCCGAAACTAAGCTCGAGGATCTCGAGCAGCAGATGGTCGAGCGGTATGCGATCGACTTTCGCTGGGATCCGCTGGCCTGTGTGCGCTACTCGTTCCCGTGGGGCGAGGACGAGCTCGCCGGCCAGGCGCTGCGCAAGTTTCAAGTCGACTTTCTCGAGCAACTCGGGCGTCACCTGCAGGATCCGGCGACGCGGCACAAGGTTTTTCGCAAGGCCTTCTCGAGCGGTCACGGGATCGGGAAGTCGGCGATTATCGGCATGGTCACGCATTGGGGGAAGTCGACCTGCCTCGATTGCAAAGTGCTGGTGATGGCCAACACCGGCGACCAGCTCAAGACGAAGACGCAGCCGGAAATGGCGAAGTGGTTTCGCCTGGCGATCAATAAAGATTGGTTTCAGGTTAACGTCACGTCGATCAAGGTCGTCGACGCCGAGAGCGAGGACACCTGGCGAACCGACTTCGCGACCTGGTCGGAAGATAACCCGCAGGCCTCAGCCGGCGCGCACAACGCCGGCAAACGGCTGATCATCATTTTCGATGAGGCGGCCGGGATCTCAGACGCGATCTATAAGGTCATCGAGGGCGCGCTCACCGATGCCAACACCGAGATCATCTGGCTGTGCTTCTCGCAGTGCTTTCGCTCCGAGGGCGCCTTTTTCGAGGCCTGCTTCGGCGATCAGCGTCACCGCTGGGATCCGGCCGTCATCGATTCGCGCGAAGTTGAAGGCATCAATGTCGAAGAAATCGACGAGAGCATCAAGATCTACGGCGAAGATTCCGATCACGTCCGCGTGCGGTACCGCGGACTCTACCCCCTCGCCGGCGGCGGCAAGTATATCGATCTCGAGCTCGTCCGAGGCGCTCAGCAGAGAGCTGTACAGTGCTTGCCTGACGATCCCCTTGTTGCGGGCGTGGATTTTGCGTGGGGTGGTGCAGATGACAATGTCGTCCGATTCCGCAAAGGGCTCGACGCGCGCTCGATCCCGCCGGTCAAAGTGAAAGGCGAGTTTACGAAGGATCCCGCGGTGATGACCGGCAAGCTCGCCGACGTGCTCTCGCGCAGCTACAACGGCGACAAGGTCGCCATGCTGTTTTTTGATTCCGCCGGCATCGCGGCGCCGGTCGAGAATCGCCTGCGCCAGCTCGGCTTCAATAACATCATGGTCGTCAACTTCGGCGCCGACTCGCCCGATCCGCACTATGCGTATATGCGCGATTTCATGTGGGGCGAGATGAAAGCGTTTCTCGCGAAGGGCGCAATCGATGGCGACAAAGGGCTCGAGGCGGATCTGCAGAAGCCGATCCTGGTGTCCGATCGCCTGCAGCGCGTCAAGCTCGAGTCGAAGGACGACATGAAAAAGCGCCTGGCGAAAATGAATCTCGATTCAGCTTCGCCCGACGACGGCGATGCCCTGGCGCTCACGTTCGCGATGCCAGTCGCGCCGCGAGTGAAGCCGAAAGAATACGAACCGCCACCGCCGCGGAACGATAACGCGGGCTGGATGGCATAGGAGAGCAACATGGTCGGAAAAGAGATCAGGACGTCGAGCCCGAGCGAAGACCGCAAAGCGCCGAAGGTGCTCGATCATCTGCGCGTGTATCAAGGCGCCGACGGTGGGCACATTGTCGAGCGGCACTTCACGCACTACGAACACCAGCCGGAAAAGCAGCCTTTCGGCGAGGACGAAGGCCCGAAGGCGATCTCTTACATCGCCCAACACGCCCACATTGACACCAAAGGGCTCGATCTCGAGAACGAGTCGGAACCCGAGCACGGCAAGGAACCCGTCGCGCCCAAGAAATGACGCGTCGAGAATTCACCGATCGCGAGCGCTCGATCGCGGCGCAATACCTGGTGTTGGGCATGGCGGTGATGCTGCTCCTGATTTTGATCTTCGGCTTTGCGCTGCATGCGTTCGCGGATGCCACGGCCGGCCGCAAGATCGAGGTGCGCCGCTGTCATCCGATCACGGCTACCGACGAAGGCGATGACGCGCTCACCTGTGAGTGCACCGAGTCCGACTGGATCCAGGACGGCGATCGCCGGATCCTGGTGTGCGAGAACTGAATGCCGAAGTTTCTCGAGGACAAGCTGCGTGCGCACGTGCCGGCCGGTGTGGATCCGGATCGCTACGTGTACGGCGCAATGAATAACATGGGCGCCATGCACGGCTCGAAGATCACCGCCAAGGGCCGGCGCATGGAAAAGAAGCACGCCGAGAAGCAGGCCGCATCGAAGCTGAAGATGTCGACGATGCTCCGCTAAGTTATGGCTCAACTCACTGCAAAAACCCGTCGCGAGATCCCGACCGGAGAATTTGCTCTGCCTGGCCGGCGCTATCCGATCGAAGACAAGCCGCACGCCCGCAATGCACTGTCGCGGGTTGCTCAACATGGTTCGCCGGCCGAGAAAGCCACCGTGCGCGCCAAGGTGCACCGAAAATACCCTGGCATCGGGAAAGGCTCGAGCCTCAAGATGTCTTCCCTGCTCCACCGATAACACCATGCCCGCTGAAGAGATTCCCTTCCAGCCCACTCTTGATCGTGTCCTCGTGCGCCGCTACCAGAAGTCGGACGAGAACGGCTTAATCGTCATTCGCGAGAATCCACATCTGGTTGACGTGGTCTCGAACCAGACCGACGGCGAACACGGCGATTATCGGCGCGTGCCCGTGCTCGGCGTGGTGGTCGCGGTCGGCCCGGGCGCGTGGAATAAGAAATTCAAGTTCAAGCCGACCACCGTGAAGCCTGGCGAAGTCGTGGTTTTCACCGAGTGGAACGATTGGGCCGACGCGCCCGAGGGCTTTTACCTGGTTCGCGAAGCCGACATCTGGGGGCGATACCACGCCTAATTTGCTTCACTCGCACGGCTACCAGGCCGATTGCGCCTGCCCGACGTGTGCCGAGGATCGCGCCGAGAGTCGCTTCCGGGCTCGTTATGGATTCATGCACGATTACATCAACTGGGCGAACGGCAAGCTGATCGACCGCCAGACGCGCGTGGTGATCCCTCCGGTGACCAGCGCGTACATTCCTTTCGACGTGTGGAAAGCGGCCGGCCTGCCCGTGAACAAGCACTGCAACCCTGCGCTCTCGTTCCGCGTCGGTGACAATGCCAGCTAAACGCGACGAGCGCGGGCGGTTCATCGGACAAAAGACTCCCGAAGCCAGAAAGCGCGAGCTCTTTCTGCAGCTGGCGCTCGAGCGCTTCAAACTCGCGTCCGATGCCGAGCAGGAATGGCGCCGCGAGGCGCTCGATGATTTCAAGTTTTACGTGGGCGAGCAGTGGCCGACCGATATTAAGACGCAGCGTGATCGCGAGCGGCGCCCCTGCCTCACGATCAACCGACTAAAGCCCATGAAGCGCGTGGTCTGCAACGAAATGCGCCAGCAGCGGCCGGCGATCCAGGTCAACCCGGTCGGCGACGGCGCCTCGGTCGAAGAAGCGACCATGATCACCGGCGTGGTACGCCATATCGAAGTTGCTTCGGATGCGGAAGTCGCTTACGACACGGCCGACGATCACATGGTGATCGCGGGCATGGGCTGGCTCGAGCTCTCGACGCGCTATAAAACCGGCCGCACCATGCTGCAGGAGATCCACATCGGCGCCGCGACCAATCCGTTCATGCACTACACCGACCCGACGGCGAACGAGCTCGACAAAAGCGACGCGGCCTGGCACTTCAAGATTCACGATTACACCCGCGCCGAGTTTGTCTCGAAGTTCGGCGAAGACACCGAGGCCGCCTCGCTCGACAATTTCTCTTCGATCGGCGATAACGCGCACGACTGGCTTGCCAAGGATCAGATTCGTGTCGCCGAATACTGGTACATCGAGCACGAGGACTCGAAGCTCTATCAGTTGGCCGACGGCACCATCGTCGACAGCTTGCCCGAGGGCGTGACCGAAGACGACGACAGCATCACAAGCCGCGACTGGAAAAAGCCGCGTTGCATGTGGTGCAAGATCACCGCGGTCGACATCCTCGACGGCAACAAAGAGGGCACGGGCGGCCGGCCCACGGTGTGGAATTCGATCCCGAACGTGCCCGTGATCGGCGAGGAGCTCGACATCAACGGAAAGAAGTACGTTTCCGGCATGGTGCGCGATGCCAAGGATCCGCAGCGCCAATTCAACTATTGGGAAACCGCCGCCACCGAGCTGATCGCGCTCGCGCCGAAAGCGCAGTGGAAAGGCTACGCCGAAGTCATCGAAGGGCACGAGGAAGAGTGGAAAAACGCCAACCGCACGAACTATTCAATCCTCACCGGCAAAGCGGTCGTGAAAGACGGCCAGCTGCTGCCCTTGCCCGAACGTGACCAGGCCGAGCCGCCGATCCAGGCGATGGCGGCGATGCGGCAGTCGGGCGCAGCCAACCTCGAGGCCGTCACCGGAATCAATGACGCGGTTCTCGGCCGGATCAAGGCCGACGAGAGCGGAAAAGCAGTGCTCGCCCGGCAAAAGCAAGGCGACATTTCGAATCTCAACTACTCGGACAACTCAGCACGCGCCAAGCGTCGCGTGGGCCGGCTGATTCTGCCGGCGCTGCCCAAGGTTTACGACGTGCCGACGATCATGCGGATCGTGAACCCGGACGGCACGAGCGACCACGTCATCACGCACATCGGTGACGACCAGCAACCGGACGCGCAGCAGCTGCAGCAGCAGAACCCGGCAATTAAAAAGTTTCTGGATCTCTCGAATGGCAGCTACGACGTGACCGTCGACGTTGGCCCGAACTACCAGACCAAGCGGCAAGAGGCAGTTGCTTCGATCATGGCGCTCATCCAGGCTACGCCCGAGATCATCTCGCTCGTCGGCGATCTGCTGGTCGGGAATATGGACTGGAACCAGGCGCCCGAGATCGCGAAGCGCCTGAAGATGTGGGTGATGCAGCAAAATCCCTGGCTGCAGCAGGCCGAAGGCGACACCCCGGAAGTACAAGCCCAAAAGTCACAAGCGCAGCTCGCCGCGCTCCAAAAGGTGCACGGCCAAGTGGTCGAAGCGCTGCAGAATGCGCAGAACATCATCCAGGCGAAGACCGTCGAGCAGCAAGGAAAGGCCTCGATCGAAAAGATGCGCATCGACGCCGACATCCTGCTCGGCAAGTTGAAGGCGATCACGCCCATCGTCGTCGCCGAGATCACGACCAAAGCGCAATCGCGCGACACGCGCGCCGAAATCGACGCCGACCTGATGTCGGAATTGCGCAGCCAGGCCCACGACATCGCCTCGGGCGCGATGGATCACTCGAACGCGCTCGAGCAAAGCGATCGCGCCGCCGCCAACCAGGCCGCGGCCGCGGCCGCCGCGCAGCCTCCGCAGAACGGTAATCAACCCTCTCAGTAAAAGGAAACCACCATGCATCTGTTCATGCTTTTCTGCTTTTTCGCCGCGATCGCTTGCCCGCTGTTCGGGACCTTCGCACACGTCGGCGCTTATGACCAGTCGGCGATCAGCGACATCGTTTCTTCGCAGTGCCAGGCGACGTCGCTTGCGCTGACAGCGGCCTCGACGCTTCCGCAGGGCGCCATCACCGGCGCGCTCGACGTGTTGCTGATCTCGACCGGCGCGAACCCGGGCAACCAAACCACGCGCACCGCGGCGCAGATGTATGCCGACCTAACGGCCGCGCTCGGCTTTCAGCCGCAGAACGGCTTTCAGTACTTCCTGCGCATCGTGCACCAGGGCGCCGGCACATTGACACTCGTCGCCGGCACAGGCGTGAGCCTCGGCACGGGTACGACTTCAATCGCCACGACCGGAAACCGCGATTACGTCGTCACCGTGAACAGCCCGACCTCGATCACGATCCAGACCACGGGCAGCGGCAGCGCCTAACCAGTTTTCGCACCACGGCCTAGCGGCGGGCCTTGTACACCGCGCCTGATCCCAATGGAGAGCAAATTCCATGCCGACACCGACACAGCAGCCTGACATCACCCTCGCTTCGACCACCGAAACCCAAGCGGAACTCGATCATGCGACCGGGCCTAATTGGCGCGAGAAGTTTGATCCCGCGAAGGCGAAGGCCGAGGAAGAGAGCAAGGGAAAAGAAACATCTGCGGAAGCGGCCGACAAAAAGGCCGCGACCAAGACCGCGCCCGCCTCAGAAACGGGCAAGACTGCGAGCGAAGAGAAGGACGAACCAGGAGACAAAGACCTGCCACCGGGCGCCCGCAAGCGCATCGATCGGCTGACAGCTCGCCTTCGGGAAACCGAGGAAGAGCTCAAGGCCACGCGCCGCCGCGGCGAGCCCGAACGCACGGAAAAGCCCGAGCCCGCCAAAGCTGCTACCTCCGCGGATCCCGAACCGCAACTGAAAGACTTCAAGGATTGGGATCAGTGGAACGCGGCACACAACCGTTGGATCGTTCGCGACGAGCAGCGACAGCTCGACGCGAAGGAAACGGCTCGGGAAGCCGAAGAGAGCGCCAAGCAAAGTTACAACGCTCATCTCGAGCGGCTCGAGGATGCCCGCGACGCGCACGAAGATTTCGATGACGCGATCAACGGCATGCCCGTGTTCACGTTCTCGAGCCCACAGGCGAACCAGGCCTTTCAGATCGCCCTGGTCGATTCCGAGAACTCGGGCGAGCTGATGTACCACCTGGCGAATCACCCGGAAGACATGGAGAAGTTTTCCAATCTGTCACCCGCAGGTGTGCAGCGCATGGTGGGAAGGCTCGAGGCCCGGTTATTTCCTGAAAAAAGCCCTTCTGAGACGGCTCGCGCGAAACCTGTTAGCCGCACGCCGGCGCCGACAACGCCGGTACGTGGCACAACCAAGGCCGCGCCGGATCTCGCCGATCCCACACTCGTGAAAGACACAGACGGGTGGATCGCGCGCAGACAAGCGCAGCTAAGCTCTCGCCGGCACTGAAGGAACCGGCCCCTAGCCTATGAATACCTACCTAACAATCGGCATGGTGACGAACGAGGCACTGATGGTCCTCGTGAATAACCTCGCCGCTGTCAAGCGTGTCAATCGGCAATACGATGACCGCTTCGGCGTCGAGGGTGCGAAAATTGGGACGGTGCTTAACATCCGGCGCCCACCCCGCTATCTAACGGCCGTCGGCCAGGCGCTGCAGATCGAAGACGCCACCGAGACCAGTGTGCCGCTCGTGCTGAACACGCAGCGACATCTCGGCCTCGCTTTCTCTTCGGTCGACCTGGCGCTGAACATCGACGATTTCTCGAAGCGCTTCATCCGTCCAGGCCTGTCGACGCTCGCGAACTTCATCGACTTCGACGTGCTCGGGCAGTATCTGAACGTGTTCAACGAAATCGGCACGCCGGGCACGATCCCGAACCTCACTCTGACCTATCTGCAGGCCGGCCAACGGCTGAGCGATATGTCTGTGCCGTTCGATGATCGCTGCGTCGTGCTTTCCACCGGCATGAACGCGGTACTCGTCGACACCGTCAAAGGCCTGTTCAATCCGCAGCGGCAGATCTCGGACCAGAACGAAAAAGGCATGATGGCGCGCGACTTTCTGGGCTTCGACTGGTACGTCGACCAGAACACGCGCGTGCAAACCGTCGGCAGCTATGCGGGCTCGACGCCAGTCGTGAACGGCGCGAACCAAACCGGCTCGTCGATCATCACGTCGGGCTGGACGAACTCGACGCAGGTGCTGAACCAAGGCGATGTGATCAGCTTCGCGGGTGTCTTCTCGGTGAACGCACAGAACCGCCAGGCGAACGCTTCGCTTGCGCAATGGGTGGTCACCGCGAACGTAGTCTCGAGCGGCGGCGGCGCCGCGACGATTCCGATCGCCGGCCCGAGCGGCAACGGCCTGATCACAGCCGGGCCGTTCATGAACGCATCGGCATCGCCCGCCAACAACGCAGCCATCACGGTGCAAGGTGCTTCCGGAACTGGTCCCTCGCCTCGAGGGCTGGCCTTCCACGAGGATGCCTTCACTCTCGGTATGGCCGACCTGGTAGTTCCCGGCGGCGTCGACATCGGCGAGCGCGCTTCCTCGAAAGAGATGAAAGCGTCGTTCCGACTGGTGCGCGCTTACGACATCAACCAGGATCGATTCCCCTTCCGCGGTGACGTGCTCTACGGCGTTGCCACACTCTATCCCGAGCTCGCCTGCCGGATCGCGAGCTGAGGAGCGACGAGCCTAACGAGCCTAAGACAAGGACAAACCAACGATGAAAAACACACTCAAGACTCTTTCGCTTGTCGTTCTCGTGCTGATGGGTGCCCTGGCTTTCGGCCAGACCAACCTCACGCAAACCACCCTGTCGTCGGATATGCCACTCGGCCCGGCTTCCCTGGCCGGCGGCGCGCAGGGCGCATTCACCACAACCGCAAGTCTTGCTTCCGCCACCGGTGTGCAGGCCGCTTTCAACGGCTCGCCCATTACGTGGCTCTATGTTGATACCGAGCTGATGGGCGTGCTCACCACGGTGCCCGGACAGACGACCATTTTCAACGTGCTGCGCGCACAGCAAGGCACGAAGTCCGCGTTCCATAAGGCGAACGCGGTGGTCTATGTTCAGGTCGGCACGCCGCAGTTCGGCGGCTTTGCCGGCTCGGGCGGTTTGTATCTGTCGGATCCTCCGATCCAAGGCAGCTGTGTGGCAGGCTCGACGCTGTTGCAGCCCTGGATCAATGTCATCACCGGCACGCAGTTCGTCTGCGCGCCGTTCTCGACACCCGCGGGCGCAGTGCTTACGGGCTGGGTTCCGGCGACGACTTACTCGTTCCCAAGCCAGAACGTTTCGCAGGAAGTATCGATAACCTCGGCCTACACCAACGCGACGACCACGTTCTCGAACCTGGCCGGCGCGACGGCAAACACCGGAAATATCGCCTTCCTGGTTCTGCCTAATCGCAACTATCACGCCATCTGCCGCATCACCTGGCAGGGGTCGGCGAACACGACCGGACCGAAATACCAGTTCACCGGCCCGGCATCACCGACGGCGGTTGCGGTAGGGCTGAACAGTCCGATCACAGCAGCGACCGCGGCCAACGCTTCGGCGGTGGCCTTCTCTTCCCCGGTGGCCAATACCGGAACCATCACCACGGCGACAAACTTCACCGACGTCCTAAGCATCGACATCGTCAACGGTGCAAACGGCGGCACGGTGCAGCTGCAGGCCGCGGCCAACGGTGCCGGCACGCTCACAATTCAGCCGGGATCGAACTGTTCGCTGCAGTAGACCCCTCACCCAAGAACCGGGCGGTCTTTCGACTCGTCTCGAGACCGCCCGGCATTTTTCGCCGAAAGGAATTTTCATGAGCAACTACCAGCTGCTCGATCAGATTCAACTCGAAGAGAATCCCGTGCCGATCCCGCGCGCCGCTCGCGTCTGCAAAGGCCCGCACCGATACGACGGCACCATCGTCAATAACAAAGCTGTGGGATACGTGCCCGTGCAGTACAAGCATGAGGAGTTCCCGCGGATGCTCTATCACCCGGAATGGGGCGCGAAGCCCAAGCCCGAAGGCGGCCGCTTTTTCATCGGCGCGATCACGCAGGAACAGATGCAGAACGCGATGACGGCCTACCAGGAAGCCGAGACCAAGTGGGCGCGCAGCAACCGCGTGAAGCTGGTAACGAACGCGAAGGATCTCGAGCGCCTCATCAAAAAGGGCTGGCTCGATAAACCACCGATCCGCAAAGAAAACCCGTTGTTCGATATGGAGTCGGAAGACCTCTAGGAACCAGGCGCCCGCCAGGGCGTGCTCTACAAATCACACCAGGAGATTCGCAACATGCGACCAGCACAAGACAAACCGCCCGGAACCGAAGGGCATCACGATTACGTTGCCCCTGCAAGCGTGAAGCCCGGCGAGCCTTCCGGCTACGTCGAAAAAGAGTACGAGCACCAGGAGTACCCGAAGGTGATCGGCAAAGACGAAGCCGGCAACGACATCATCGCGGACTCGCCCGAGCAAGACAAAGCCGCCAGCAAACCAGCCGCGAAGTCGAAGTACACGCTCAAGGACATCGAGTAACCCTTGGCAACCCCAATTCTTGCGCCGGGCCTGTTCTGGTCGGCGCAGGATTACATCAATAGCGCCCTGCGCCTGATCGGGGCGCTCGGGTCGGGCGAGCTGCCGACCGCGGCCGAGAACCAGGACGCGCTCGCCATCCTGAATCAGATGGTCGACACCTGGCAGGCGCAATCGTGGATGATTCCCGGCCTGCAGCGCTACCTCTTCGCGCCGCTGACGCTGAAACAAACCTATTCGGTCGGCCCGACTGGCGATGTCAACATCGTGCGGCCGGCGAAGATCAATGCAGTGAGCGTCATCAGCCAGCCGGGATCGACGCAGCCGATCGAGCTTGCGCTCGACATGGTGAGCGCGATCAGTGAGCCTTATGGCTGGCGCGACATTCCGGTGAAGAACACGCAAGGCGGGCTGCCCGAGCGCGTCTGGGATGATTGCGCGAATCCGCTGCGTAATCTCAACTTTTGGCCGATCCCCACGGTCACCGTCAACTTCGCGCTCTACATTCCGCAGCTGCTCACGCAGTTTCCGGATCTGGTCACGCAATACGCGCTGCCGCCGGCTTACGCGAAAGGAATTCGCTTCAACCTGGCCAAAGACTTGATGCCGGAATTCCCCGGCGAGCCGGCGCGCTATCCGATGGTGCTGAAAACGGCCGAGGACACGATCGGCGAGATCAAGACGATGAACTACCGGCCGCCGGTGGCGGCCTGCGATCCCGCGCTGGTCAACCCGAAAATGGATCTTTACAACTGGCTGACCGACGAGCCGGCGGGCCGGTAGGGTTGGATTAAGAGATTCTTCTCGAGAACTTCGAGCGCTTCCGCCGAGATCCAGGGCATTTTAAAAGCTTCGAGCACGAGTTGCTCCGCCGCCGGCCGGATGTATAGGTCCTCGAATTCTTTCTCAGACAAAGCCGCGATGACGATCTCTTTCGGAAACGACCACACGCGGCCGAGCGGAATCGCTTGCTCGAGTGCAATGCCGGCGACGCCCATGCCGAGAAGTGAGAGAAAGCCGCGCCGGTTCATTCGCTGAATTATGGCACGCTTCGGATTTTGCGGACCTTCCTACCGCTCGCAATCGGTGAACGCCGATTGTCAGACGCTGATGAACCTCTACCTCGAGTCGATCGAGAGTCAGATGGGGCGCAGCGCGTTCGCCATGTATTGCACGCCAGGCACGAACCTGGCGTACCAGCTGGGCGCCGCTCCGATGCGCGGCGCGATCACGGTGCTCGGCCGCACGTTCGTGGTACAGGGAACGATTCTTTGGGAGCTCCTCGCCGGCGGCGGGCAAACCAATCGCTCGGGCGGCACTCCCCTGCCCTCCGATGGCTTGCCCGTCTCGATGGCGGGCGGCGGTTCGCAGCTGCTGATCGCTTCTCAACAGCGCGCCTATGTCTTCGATCTGAACGCGAACACGCTCACTGAAGTCACGCCGACGATCGGCGCGCCGGTCTCGCAGGTGCGCTACTCCGACGGCTTTTTTATCGCGTTGAATGCGAACTCGAACAAGATCCAGGCCTCGGCGCCGCTTGACGCGACGACCTGGCCAGGCACGAGCGCGACCGTGGTCTCGGTGTTTACCGACAAGATTCTCGCGATCTTTGTCGACCATCGCAACCTCTGGGTCTTTGGCCCAAACGCGATTCAGCCCTATTACGACTCGGGCAATTTTCCCTTTCCTTACGACGTGATCGAGGGCTCGTACATCGAAAGCGGCCTGGCGGCGGCGAACGCTATCGCGAAGGCCGACAACTCGCTTTTCTGGCTGGGCTCGGATGAGCGCGGCAACGGCGTGGTGCGGCGCGCGAACGGCTTCCAGCCGGTGCGCGTCTCGAATCACGCGATCGAGCTCGCCATGCAGGGTTACTCGACGATCGCCGACTGCGTCGCCTATTCCTACCAAGACCAGGGACACGAGTTCGTGGTCTTCTCATTTCCCACGGCCGGGAAAACTTGGGTGTACGACGCGGCCACCAGCCAGTGGGGCGAGCGCGGCTATTGGGACACGAAGCTCGGCAAGTACACCCAACACCGCGCGATGTATCACACCTTTAATTTTGGCCAGCACCTGGTGGGCGATCCCACGACCGGCAACGTTTACCAGATGGCGATTCCGCAGCTGGTCGGCTCGACCTATCAGTTCGTGACCGACAACGGCAACCCGATCCGCCGGCTGCGCCGCGCGCCGCATGTTTCGCAGGAACTCGAGTGGCTCTTCGTTTCGCAGTGGGAGATCGATCTCGAGACCGGCCTCGGCCCAGTGCCGCCTCTGCAAGGTACCGGGATCCCGACGGTGTTTTACCTGGCTGATGCGAATAACGTCGTTTGGCAACTGAGTGTGAACGACGTCGGGATCCTGCAGACCGTGCTGGCACCGGCGACGGCGACGCCTGGCCTATTGTTTTTCAACGATCCCCTTGCCGGCACGTCGTGGCAGGTGATCGTCTCGACGATCGGCGTGTTGGCGGCGGCGCCGGTGACCTTTAACGGCAACTATCCAAACGCGGCGCAGATGGTCTCGTCGACCGGTCGCTCGATCTGGACGTTTTTCATCACCGACGTCGGCAGCGGACACGGGATCGAGAAGGTGACACCGAGCGGCATGTTCGCCCGTGGTCCGCAGATCATGATGAACTGGTCGAAGGATAGCGGGCACACCTTCTCGGCCGAGAATTGGATCGACTGCGGCCAGGCGGGCGACTATACGCGCCGCGTAGTGGTGCGCCGGCTCGGCAAAGCGCGCGACTGGGTGATGCAGGGCGTGGTGACCGATCCGATTCCCTGGCGCTTTATTGACAGCTATCTGAAAGGCCCGACGGGCTCGGGCAGCAAGCGGCTGCCGAAAGAGCTGGCGGAAAGAGCTTAAGCAATGGCCGTTCCCCGCTTCCAGCCGGCGCCGCCGCGCGAGCAGGTTTTTCTCGAGGGCGATAAGCCTCAGAAATCTTGGTACCAGTGGTTCACGCTGGTCGCGGCGCGTCTCACTTCGCCGGTAGTGGGAACGCCGCCGACATCGTCGAGTGATCAAGGCATCGCCGGGCAAATCGCTTTCGACCAGAATTTTCTCTATCTCTGCGTGAACACCAACCAGACCAGAGGCCCACAGGCGAACACATGGGTGCGTATCCCGTTGAGCCCGTTTTAACCGTCCGTGAGTGGCCTCCGTTTCGCTGGCAATCGACCAAGCCCATGATCCGCGAAGCAATCGAGACCGACATCCCGCGCATCGTCGAGATGGGCACGCGCTCGCTGCGCGAAGGCCCTTACAAGGATCTAGTCGGCGACAACCCCGAGCAGACCGCGAAGCTCGCGCTCGATGTCCTCACCAAGGGCATGATCCTGGTCGCCGAACAAGATGAGAAGCTGATCGGCCTGCTCGCGTTCATCGTCTTCCCGCACTACTTTTCCGGCGAGCTGACTGCCGGCGAGGTGATGTGGTATGTCGAGCCGGAATTTCGCTCGAGCTTTACGGCGCTGCAGCTGCTGCGCGGCGCTGAACGCATGGCGCGTAGCTTCGGCGCGAAGTACATGCAATTCACCGCGCCCACCGCGGAAGTTGGCCGAGCTTACGAAGCTCTGAATTACAAGCAGGTCGAAGTCAGTTTCCAGAAAGCCCTATAAAACCATGCCCATTGCCACCGGATTAGCTCTCGGCCTCGGCGCCCTCAGTGCGGGCGGCGCGCTCGGCGGCGCGGCGCTCTCGGCCAACGCGGCCGGCAATGCCGCTTCTACGCAAGCCAACGCAGCCAACCGCGCGGCCGAACTCCAATTCGAAGCCGAGCAACAAGCGCTGCAGTTTCAGATGCAGCAGTGGCAGCAATCGCAGACCAACGCGGCGCCCTGGCTGCAGACCGGCGGATCCGCCGAGCTCGCGCTCGGGCAGCTGCTCGGCTTGCCGTCGCCCTCGAGTGGCATCACGCCGGGAAGTCCCTTCCCTGCCAGCGGCACCTCGACTGTGCCCAGCGCGCCGAATCCCGGCATGGTTGGCCCGAATGGCACAAACGGCAGCCAGTTCTCGATGATGGGCCTCAGTCCGCATCCTGGCGCTTCCACCGGCAGCCCGATGCAGCCCGTGCGCGGCACGGATGGGGAAACCGCATTCCCAGGTCAGTCCAACGGCACGCCCGTGATGGGCGGCACTTTTGGCATGCCGGCGCCGGGCGCCAGCACGGGCGCCCCTCGATCCCCTGGCGCCCCTGGTGCAGCCTCTGGCGCTCCTGGTGGGCCTGGCGGGCCATTGGGCGGCAATTTGCAACCGTTCGCACCCTGGACGACGCCCTTCGTTGCGCCCACCGACGTCACCGAACAGAACGATCCCGGCTACAAGTTCCGCATGTCGCAAGGCCTCGGCGCCCTCGAGAATTCCGCCGCGGCGCGCGGCGGCCTGCTTTCCGGCAACACGGCGAAAGCCGAGCAGGATTACGCGCAAGGCCTGGCCTCAAACGAGTACGCCAACGTTTACGGGCGCTCGCTGGGCGAGTACCAGCAGAACTACAACATTTTCCAGCAAAATCAGGCCAACCAGTGGAACCGCCTCGCCTCGCTCGCCGGCATGGGCCAGACGCAGGCCGGCCAACTGAATTCGGCTGGCCTCGGCTTCGGCCAGAATGTCGGCAACATCCTGCTCGGCGGCTCGAACGCCATCGGCCAGAACCTGAACAACGCGGCCGCGGCCACCGCGAGCGGCTACGTGGGCGGCGCCAACGCTTACGGCAGCGGGCTGAGCGGTCTCACGGGCAACCTCGGCCAGCTGCTGATGATGTCGCAGCTACTCAACAAGGGCGGCATCGGGCCGATCCCCGCGGCCAGCTGATAAAAACCTATGGCTTCTATCCCTCTTCCCGCTCTCGACGTTCACCCGGCGCAATCTCCTGACGCGCTGACGCAGTATTCGAACGCAATGCGCATGAAGTCCCTGCTCGGCGAGCAGCAGATCCAGCAGCAGCAGATCCAGGAGAACCAGCAGAAGCTCAAAGACAACCAGGCCGTCACCGACGCCTGGAAAAGCTGGGACGGCAAAGACACCGATTCGCTCGTGAAGGGCGTGCTCTCGGCCGGCGGATCCGGCGCCGCCGCGAACACGGTCGCGCAGACGCTGATGGCGCGCCAGCAGGAGAAAAACGCGCTCAGCGAGTCGGACTTCACGCTGCAGCAAAAGAAAACCGATCGCATGCTCGGGCGCTTCGACGCTGCCGAGGCCGTGCCCGACGAGCAGCTCGTGCCGCACATTCAATCGGCGCTGAAAGATTCGGTTACTTCTGGCGATCTGGATCCGCAGCACGCGCAAGCCGCGCAGCAACTCCTGCAGCAAGCCGGCACGGATCCGAAAAGCCTGCGCGCAGGCCTCGACAATTTTAAGAAGAGTTACCAGCTCGAGTCGGTGCAATTCTCGCGCGCCAAAGAGCAGGCGGAAACCGATAAGAACAACGCGCAGGCGGCGAAGGACAACGCCGACGCTTTTCTCGCGCGCAACAAAGCCGGCGTGATGAACGCCTACAAGGCGAACCCGCAGTCACTGCTCGACCAGGTCGACGCGATCGCGCCCGCCAATAAGTATGGCTCGCTGAATCAGCGGACCAAGGCCGGCATTCACAACGCGATCATGAACGGCGACATCGATGGCGCGAAGGAGCTGATCAAAGAAGCCGGCACACAGGTCGGCGCGGTCGAAAAAGACGTCGCGGTCGCGACCAACCCCGACATTCAGCGCGGGAAGGTCGAAGTCGCGGCCGCAGAAGGCGCCGCTCGAGCTGCGCAGGAAGCAAAGACGGCGCGCGGATCGAATGCGGCACTCGCGCAAGTTCCGCCGCACCTGGTCGCACCAGCCAGCGCTCAGGCGGCCAAAGCCGGCGAGGATTACGCGCAGGCGCAATCGGTGACGCAGCGGCTCAACGCCATGATGAAAGCAGCGACCAAGGGCAACGTCGTCGCCTACCAGGTCATCCCCGAGGAAGGCACGCTGCAGATCACGACCTCGCAGGGCGTGCACCGCATCAACCAGGCCGAGATCGAGCAGTATGCCGGCGGCGGCTCGCTGTGGCAGCGCATGATGGGCCACGTCGGCAAGCAACTCACCGGCGCATCGATTCCGAGCAGCGTGCTCGACGACATGGCCGAGATCCAGAAGATTCAGGCCGACGGCTCGAAGCTGAAATACAACAACTCGCTCAAGACCATCAACCAGACCTACGGCGCGAACTTCCAGCCGGTCGAGATGGACGAGATGAAAAGCGGGCAGCCCACGAAGCCGGCCGCACCCACTGGCGCCACGCACACCGCGATGGGATCCGACAAGAAACTGCATTACACCAACGCCAAAGGCGAGGATCTCGGACTCGCAGAATAGATGCCCGCCCAAGTCACGCTCGATATGTCGACCGCCAAGCCGATCGACGCAGGTCCGGTCGCGCTCGATATGTCGACCGCGACGCCGATCGGCGAAGCTCCGCACGAAAAGAGCTGGTGGGAAAAGACAAAAGAATTCGAAAAGCAGCACGGCAAAAGTATGCCGGGCGCAGGCGAAGGCGCAGGCCTGGCCGGCGGCCTGGCTGAGTGGGATAAGGCTTCGTTCGGCGAGATCGGCGGCGGAGTCAAAGACATCCTGTCGGGCAATATCGCGAAGGGCCTGCATCGCATCATGACCGGCGGCGGATCGCTCACTGCGCCCGCACTTCCGATCGCAGCTGCAGGGGCACCGCTGGCGACCGGTCTCGCACTCGCCGGCGGAGCTGCAGGCGGAGCTGCAGGCAAGGCTGGCGCGACTGCACTCGGAGCAACGCCCGACCAGGCGGATCTCGCTGGCGATATTGCTTCGCTCGCCGGTGGCTATGGTGCAGCGAAGGGCGGCACCGCGGCGATCGACGCCATCCCGTCCACGGTTCGCACCGCACCAGTCCGGCTCGCAGCTCGCAGCGCCGAGGCGGCGATCAACCAAAAGCTCGTACCAGTTAAGCCGATCGTGAATCTCTTCACGCCGGCGGACGCAGCCGAGGCCGTGAACGTCAAGATCCCTGGCCGTGATTACGGTCTGCCAAAGCCGGTCTATCCGGGCGCGCCACTGCCGGAAGCACCGCCCGTCAATGCGGGCGCACCACTGCCGGCGACACCCGCGCCCGAGCAGCTCAACCCGGCGCTGGTGAGCCCGGCGCGCACCTTGCCCGGACAAATTTCGCCCGAAGTGATCGTGCCGCAGCAGCCGATACCTGGCGTCACCGCGCGGCCTTCCATCGAACGCATCATGCCGCCGCGCCAGGGCCTGATGCTGCCGGGCGAAGTGGCCGAACCGGCCGTTGCTGCAGGTCCGGCACCTGTCACGCCACGCCCGACTGCGCCGGTGAAGCTCGATATGTCAACGGCGCAGCCGCTCGAAGCGCCAACTCCCAAGGTGGCGCCCGCCGTCCTCGAGCAACAACTCAGCGAAGCGCTCGGCGGCCGACCATTGCAGCCCGGCGTCTCGCTGCGCAACCAGGGCACCACGGCCGCGCCGAAGCTTCCCGAGGGCTTTACGCCGGTGAAGTCGACGGCGATCCGCGGCTACAAGTACGATCCCGCGGCGCAGGAATTCGAAGCGGTCACCAACAACTGGCAACGCTATCGCACCGGAGAAGTCACACCGGACGACTTCAAGAAATTTGAAGCCGCCGACTCGAAGGGCACGGCCTGGGGCGAGCTGCGCTCGAACGGCACGCCGCTCGGCAAATACGTCGGCGGAAAATTCGAACCTTATCAGCGGGCCGGCTTGCGCTCGGCGGATCCGAACGCGCCCGCACCAGGCACGAACGAACCACCGCCGGCGGCCGCGGAAGCTGCCAAAGAAACGCCGAAGCCCGCACCGAAACCCGCGGCGGCGGCAAAGCCCGAAGAAAACGATCTGTTCTCGCTGCTGAATCAGTCGCTCGACCAGACGACCAGCCGCGGAGTCCAAACCACGATCACGCCGAAGGATCTCGCGACGCGTTGGGGCGTCGACGCCGAAAGCCTGGCGGCCACCCGTGAGCAAACCCGCGGCATGACCGCGGCCGAGACCGAGACTTACGTGCAGAAGTTGGCCGAGGCCTATAAGAAAGGCAAACCGGTTGAGCCCGTGCTCGAGACACGCGACGCCGACAACAACATCATCGAAGTCGACGGCCGGGCGCGAGCGATCGCAGCGCAACGCGCAGGCATTAAAAGAATTCCGATTATTGTGCGGCGGGTGCCGAAGGTGTCACCGGTTCAGTGATCGTGATCTCGACGGGCTGCTTGTAGCGATCGATGAGAATGGCCGGCTGCTCGCAGCACTGCGCCGGCAGGATCCCGAACAAAGCTTTGCGATGGCGATAGCGGCCACACACTGTGCACTTCCAAACCTCGCGCGGTTCCCACTCAACTAACTCGTATTCGATCGAATCCCTCATGCTCATTCAATCTAGCTTGCTCTGGCGCGCCTGGCCATGTCTCTTCCGGCTAGTTACTCGCATCCTTTTCGGCCTGTTACTGTGCGGGTACTTTAGTGTGCTCTCGGCGCAGGTGCTGGTCTCGATCACGCCCTCGCCCTACCAGCAATTTCTCGACAATGCCGGCAAGCCGCTGGCCGGCGGCAAGGTCTTCACTTACGACGCCGGCACGACCAATCTGCGCAACACCTACATCGACTCGACCGGCACGATCCAAAACACCGATCCGATCGTGCTCGACGCAGCCGGCGTGCCCGCCAGCGCGAGCGGCGTCGAAGTCGGCATCTGGCTGGCGAACCAGTCCTATAAATTCTGCATCCAGAACTCGCTGGGGGTGCAGCTGCGCTGCGTCGACAATATCCCCGGCTATGCCTTCGGGATCCTGAACCTCGCTAACACCTGGTCGCAGCCGCAGACGTTCTCGCAGCCCATCACCATTCTGCCCACCGACAACCAGATCATTTTCGGAGCGCCCGGCAACCAGACCACGCTCGACGCGCCGCCGCCGACCGGCAACGTGACGCTGCACCTGCCCAACATCACCGACACGCTCGTCGGCAGGACCACGACCGACACGCTCACAAACAAAACGCTTACGTCGCCCACGGTGACCGGCGGCACCTTCTCAACACCAACCATCAACGGCGCCGTGGTGGTGAACTCGCCCGCCACTTACATGGTGATTGCGAACGCAAATCCCACCGGGACCACGGCCTCGACACTTACTAAGTTAATTAACTCGACCGCGCAGGCCACCATCGCCCAAACCACCGACACCGGCGGCGTCATCGGCATCACAGTGTCAGGGGCAGGCAATACGGGCAACGCGGTCGTGCAAGCCGGCGGCCTGGCGAACTGCGTCTTCGACGGCGCCACCGGCGCCGGCGACTACGCGCAGATCTCGGCGACGGTCGGCGGCGATTGCCACGACACCGGCTCGGCGGTTTATCCGCTCAAAGGCCAGGTGATCGGCCGGGTGATGACAACCAACGTCGGCGCCGGCACTTATCAGGTGCTGCTCTTCCCGCCCGACATCGAAGGCTCAGCGGCGAATTCGATCGGCGTCACCATCGCGAACAATGGCGCCGGCACCACGATCAACACACTTACCAAGCTCACCGGCGCGCCGTCGACCGCGATCATGGCGACCACGGGCGACACCGGCGGAATCGTCGGAATCACGACTGCCGGCGCGGGCACGACCGGCAGCGCGGTGATCGGGCAGATCGGCTTGATCACATGCCAGTTCGACGGCGCGACCACGGCCGGCGACTATGTGCAGAACTCGACCATCGTGAACGGCGATTGCCACGATGCCGGCGCGACGCTTCCCGGCGGCGGCCAGGTGATCGGGCGCGTGCTCACGACCAACGTCGGCACGGGCGCCTATACGATCGATCTATTCCCGCCAGAACAGCGCGCGCCGCCGACACTGCTCTCGCCTTCGATCACAACCAACTCGGGCACGGCGATCGGCGCCTCGAACGTCACATGGGTCACCAAGGCGGTCACCATGCCTTCGTCGGGCTGCCCGTGCCGCGTGCGCGCGTCTTACGGCGTGTCCTTCACCTCGGCCGCTTCCGGCACGGCGACCTTCTGGGTCGAAGACAATGTCGGCCCGAATCAGTTCGCCACTTCGCGCGCACTCACGCAGACCGCCAGCGGCAATGCGGCCGGTTCTAGCGCCTCGTCGATTTCGCCGGTGACTTATACCAACGGCCAGGCGGTGACCTTTACGGGCAAGGGCAACACGGATTCGGCCGGCGGCATCAGCACCGCAGCGCCGCCCTTCGGATCCTCGCAACTGCCCTGGCTGGCGATCGAGATCCTCACGTCGCAATAATTCCTATGAAACGACTTTCGCTTTTCTTCCTGCTCCTGGCCTCGAGTCTCTCTGCGCAGGTCAACTCGGCGCGCATGCTCTCGGGCGTGAACGCAGTCACCGGCGCAAGCTATACCATCGTCGCCGCCGACTCGACGCGCGTCACCACGTTTTCGAATGCTTCCCCGGTGGCCGTGTCTCTGCCTTCGGGCGCGACTCTCAACTTCGGCGCGGGCGCGGTGTTCTCGGCGAAAAACATCGGCGTCGGCACTGTGACCATCACCTGCGCGAGCTGCACGATCAACGCGACCGGCACGGCGGCCTCGACACTCAACCTCGCGACCGGCCAGAACGTCGATCTTTATTCCGATGGCGCCAACTACACCGCGTTCGTTGCACCCGCCGCGCCGACCAGCTCAGGCACTGCCGCAGGTCCAGGCCAGATCGGGCGCTTCTGGTACCAGTACGGCGACGCCTCGGGCATCTCCTGCGTACCCGTCGGGAACAACAGCTGCATCGGCTTCGGCACGCAGTCGGGCCTCGCCGCCACGGCGACCGAGACGCAGGGCCGACAGATGAGCGCGACCGCGGCCGGCTCGGCCAACACCGTGATTGGGCTCGAGTCGGGCTGCGGCGCGAACTTCGGGCAAGCGGCCATGAGCTGGGGCACGACCACGCGCTGGGGGATGCGCATCATGACGCAGGTCACGTCGACCGCGCGCTACTGGGTCGGCCTGTCCGACTGCCGCGCAGGCGATTTTTCCGCCGGCGCCGCGAACAATGCCACCGATACCCCGAACCTCAACTATTGCGCCTTCCGTTTTTCCTCGACCACCGACACGACCTGGAAAGCAGTCTGTGCAACCTCATCCGCGAATCAGACTGTCGTCGATACCGGCATCGCGCCCGCGACCGCAACGTCGACCATGTTCGAAATCATCCCCGGTACCGGTGGCACCTCGGCCGTGTTCTTTCTCAATGGCGTACAGGTGGCGACGGTCTCGACCAATCTGATGGCGAATAGTCAACTCATCGGCACTTTCTTCACGGTCGACAACAAAAACACCGCGACCGCAGAGGCCATCACGTTCTATTGGGGCCAGGTGCTGTTCACGAAGTAAGTAAGTTTTTAAGGAGATCCTCATGAACAAACTCCGCAACCGCCTCGCCTGGCTTGCCTGGCTGGGGTTGCTTCTCGCTTCCGGTGCTTTCGCGCAGCAGACCGGCCGGAACATCACTTCGACGCAGTGCGTCACCATCTCAACCGGCGGCTCGGTCTCGACCGTCGGTATCGTAGTGTCGGGCACCTGGACAGGCACCTTGCAGCCGCAAGTCGCCGTTGCTGGCCAGGCGCCGGTGAATGTCTCGGTGACGCCCGCCGGCTCTTCCACCTCACAAACCACCATCACCGCAAACGGTACGTTTACCGTGGGCGTCGCCGGCATGTCGCTGTTTCAGATCTGCGGCGCCTCAGTTTCGTCGGGCACGGCGGTGGTCGATCTGAATGCTTCGACTGCGGCGGTGAAAAGCGGAAGCGCCTCGGGTTCGGGCGTAGGCTCTGGCGCTTCCCCTGTTATGGCCTTCTACCTTTCTCCGGCGTGTCCAGTCGCTAACACTGGGCAATGCTTCAACACTCCTGCCGATACGCAGGTCATCAATAGCTGTTCGTGGGCCGGCGGCAGCCCCGCTGTCACTTGCGCTGCGGGAACATTTGTTTCTACCGACGTGGGCAAGACCGCTTTCGGCTATGCCGGGAATTGCAACCCGTTCGCAGCCCAACCTCTCAGCGGGTCTCTGACGGCGACGACGGTAACTATTCAAACATTCACCGATAGCGCCCACGTTAACGTCAGCGCTAACGCGGCGGGGTTGGCTGCCGGCAGCGGTTGTCTGATTTTTGGGCATCCAGACGACTCAGGGTTCGCGGCCCTTTCGACTGCCATTGGATCGCTTACGACGGCGCCGCAGTGCCCAAAACTGTATCTTGCGGGCGCGGGATACATGCTCACGACTCCCCCTTCGGCGCTCTATGCACAGCCTCCGGCTTGCACTGCGATACCGGCGCTAGGAGGCGGTGGCTCACTAGGAAATATGTTCTATGCCGCCGGTTATGAAGTTGAAGGTCGCGGCCCGGGCGCGACTATCCTTTGGCTGGTGCCAGACTTTCCAGAAACAGGTGCATGCAATCATGGATTCGGAAGCGTAAATTGTTTTCAAGTAGCTCTTGAAGGTCGCTGGAGTAATCTGCAAATTTCAGGGGGCTCTGGCGCGGCTGGCAGTAACATACCGAATGGAGGCGTTGTTCTTGGCGTGGATGTCGGCAGCATAGACTATGTGACGTTAACTAACCTAGCTGACCTCGCATCTGGCAACCAACATATCTGTGTCGCTGCTTATCACTGGGTACAGCTTCAGCAATTGAACGTAAGCGCCTGCGGAGACATCCATCTTCAGGTAACTGCGGCATCGCAGACTACCGGATACCGCGTAACTTTGGAAAATTCGAACTCCATAAATGCCAATAGTTCAAACGCTCTTGTGACTGGTCGCTTTGTCTGCTTCTCATGCGGCTTCTTCAATACGCAAACTGCGACTGCTGCTTTAAGCAGTATCGTTGGAGTTGGAGCATCGAGCATCACCGAACTTTACGATCCGCGATTTTCGACTACGACAGGCACCAATCAATTCTTCTATCAAGCTATTACAACCAACGGCCCCAAACTTAAAATTGTCAGCGGCAAGTACGCCTTTACCGGAACGAATGGCACGGGCATCTTCTGCAACGTGACCTGCACGGTTGATCTACAAGGTGTAGCCATGATTGGAGCGGGCACCAAGGCTCCCATCAATATCACCGGTACCAACTCACTTCTCATCAATCGCGGCGGGAACACTTTCACGGGCGGCGTGGCTAGCACTTTTCCGAACGTCCTCAATCTCGACTCGCAAGGTTCCGTGGGGATTGCTGCGGCTAACGCGGTGCTCTCTGCTGGTTGGGGAAATACCCCTACTGCCGCCTGGTCTGCATTGACCGGAGGGAATAGCTTCACGGGAACGATCACCAATGGGACGGCTGGCCTAGCAGCGTCACCGACTATCACCTACACGTTCCCGACTCCGTTGCCCGTCGTGCCGAGCATTTGCCAAGCTGTGCAAGTGGGCGGAACCAACGCAATAGGCACATTCGCCGCCACGGCCATAAGCGCAACTGGTGCAACGTTCACGTTTTCCTTGACGCCGACCGCCAGCGCAACCGAAATCGTTTCGATCTTCTGCCAGTAACGCTCGCCACTTACTAACCCAACTTCCCTTCCCCGGAAAGAAGTCCCTCTATGTCAGCAGACGCAACAACTCTTCTCTCGACCCAGCTTGGCGGCGCCGCGGCATGCGCCTACCTGCTCAACCTTCTGCAAAAGTGGTCGCGTACTCCGTGGATCACCGAACACACGGCCGTGATCAACAAGATGGTACGCGCAGGTCTCGCGCTCGCGACCACGGTCGGTATCAGTTGGGCCTGGTCGGCGGCGGGCGATGCGCACGTGCTGATGATCACGATCCCTTCGGCCGCGGTGCTGGCGCACGGGATCTGGCACTGGTTCTGTCAGTACGCCTTCACGCACGTGGTCGGCTCCGCGCTCGATGCGAAGGCCGGCCCGCCGGTGACGTCTTAATGGCGACGCCCGCCCCTGCGCTCGATCCTTTCTGCCAGTTCTGCATTCACCCGCGGCACGAGGGCTTCCGCTGCACGCAGTGCAAGTGCAAAGGCAAAAAGGGCTTCTGGCGCGGTCTGTTCGACGCGATCGGCAACGCCATCGGCCAGGCGAAGTTCGGCGGCCAGTGATGGACGATCCGCCGATCGATGATCTTCTGCGGCCCAGCGATTTCGCGTACTATCGTGCGATCCCCCTGGTTCCCGGTCGGCTGCCGCGGCGCGACACGCCTGAAGCGCTGCGCAAGTCCGCCGACAAAGCGCACGACAACCTGCGCGCCGTGGTGCGCGAAAACGACCGCCTTCGCCTCGCCTTGCTGAAGATGCACCGGAGGCAGAAATGGGGGTTGAGGGGTTTTACCGCCCTGCTCGGTTTCACCTGGTCCGTGATGGGTTGGATCGTCAAGCTGGTCCTGCCCTGTGTTTTGAAAGCGATGGCCAAGTAGCTGCCGAGATGCTGATCTCGCGCCAGCTGGCCAATAAGATCACCAACCGCCTCATGGGTATTCTCAACCTCATGCGCACTGGCAACGTCGACCAGGCGGCCGACGCGCTGCATGATCTCGCGAAGTATGTGAACCGCTACGTCGAGACGCCCGAGGAAGAGATTGCCCGCATGAAACGTGAGCATTCTAAGTAGTTAGTAAGTGCCTTCCGTGATTCCTGCTAACTTAAAAGAGCAACTTATACGCGACGAAAACTGCCGCACGGCGGTTTATCCGGACTCGCTCGGCTATTGGACGATCGGAATCGGCATCTGCGTCGACGGTCGCAAGGGCTGCGGACTCTGGCCGGAAGAGATCGATTTTATCGTCAACAATCGCATCGCGAAAAATGCGGTCGCGCTCTCGTCCGAATTTCCTTGGACCGACGCGCTCGACGACGTGCGCCGCGACGCGCTGCTGAACATGGTTTTTCAAATGGGCATTCACGGCGTGGGCGAGTTCCGCGATTTCCTGGCGAAGCTCGAGAATCGAGACCTGATCGGCGCCTCGGTGGCCATGCTCGATTCGGTGTGGGCGCGCACGCAGTCGCCCGATCGCGCGAAAAGATTGTCGAAGCAGATCCTCACCGGTGTGCGGCAGTGAGCTTTTTAAGTTTTCCGGATCCGGTTTCGATTTTCGAATCGGCCAAGACCGCCGGCCTCGAGCGCGACGAGTTGAACGCCCTGGTGAGTGCCGCCTATAGCGCGACCATCACGGCGCTCTGGCGCTCGGGCGATGCGAAGTGGTCGGCGTGGTTTGGCGAAGGGCAAGCCCTGAAGGACGCCGCCACCGCGATGTACCTCTCGCTGCGTGCGCTCGAGAAGAAAAACTTCCTCACCCTCACCGTGCCTTCGGACATGTTGAAGCCGGAAAACCTCAGCAAATTTCAAACGGAGAAAAAAGCATGAGCAGTTTGTGGAGCAAGATCGCGAATTTCATTCACGGCGCCGCAGTGAAAGTGGCCGACGCCTTCGTCAAGATTTTCGGGAAAGATGCCGCCCACCAGTTCGCCCAGGGCGCGCTCGCGGTGCTCAAGACCGCCGAGGGAAAGATCGTGCTCGACGCTGTCGAAGCGGTCGACTCGCTCGAGCTCGACAACGCCGGCAAGCGCTCCGCCGCGTTTGAGAAGATCGCCTCGGACTTCAAGACGCAGGGTTACCAGGTCGGCGAGAGCTTGATCAACATGCTCGTCGAAGTCGCGGTGCAGTATCTGAAGGGCACGATCGCGCCGGCCTAGCCGGCCGCGTTCAGTTGCTTGCGTGCCGGCGGCAGGATCTCTGCTTCCGGCAGCGCCGGCGGGTAGAGCATCTCCGTGCGGCGCTTTTGTAGCTGCTCCCAGCCAGCCTGCGCGACATCGGGCTCGGCTCCCACCAGGTCGAGCAGCACCTTGAAAATCGCCAGGTGGAAGGGCGTCGTTTTCGAGGGCGACTTCTCGACCGCGGCCACGCGCCAGGCGCACTGCGGGCACAGGAAGAGCCGCTCGGACTTCGAGCTGCGCCGCTTCCCCATGCCGAGGGTCTGCGCGAAGCAGGTGAGGGCCACCGCCTTCTCGTGGGGCTCAATGTCGCGTAAACAGCGGGCGGAGCAGCAGGTTTGCCTCTGGCGTGGGCGGCCCATTGGTGCCTCCTAGGGGTTTGTTAACAAACTCTCAGACCGGGAAAGAAGGGGCAACTGGCTGGACTCAGACGAGTAAACAGCCGGCGCGGCCGCGGTTACTTCGGTTTGCCCGATCGGCACTTCGCCCTTGGCCGCAAGGACACGGCTTCGCTAGCGTTGGGCCATGAACGCAGGTAACCAGACCGGCACAGCAGTGCCTGAGCGCGAGATCCTCGACAGCCTCTTTCGCTATCACGCGCCCAACGAAGAGACGGTCCCGAAGTACAACGCGATCAACGAAGCGGCCAAACACTTCGCGGAAGTGGTTCTCGCGAACTGCCCGCGCTCGGCCGATCGCTCCGCAGCGATCCGCCAGATCCGCGAAGCGCGCATGACCGCGAATGCGGCCGTCGCGCTGAACGGGCTCTCGCTGTGAAGTTTTGGTGTTGGTTTTTCTGGCACCGTTTTGTGCCGGCTGCGGACCCGATAGGGGAGTCGCGAGATCCCCTGGCGCACCACGATGTTCTGTATGCGCTGCGGAGAAACTAAGCGAATCGAGTTATGAGCGCAACCGCCACACTGCCCGCCCGCAAGCCGCCCACTTCCGAGCGCCGCGCTCGGCCGAAGAGGCCGCAGACCGTTGCCGAGCTCTACGCGCTACACGAAGAGTTAGACGAGCAGGCCAAAGCGCTTTATGACCAGAAAGACGCCACACTCAAGCGCCTAGTGCGGGCCTGGAAGAAAGATCGCCGCGCCAAGGTCGACGAGAAGCATTACCTCGAGATCGAAGACAAGTTCCGCGGCGCGATCAAAGCCTTCGCGCCTGGCTTCGCGCACCGCTACAACCTGAAGCTGCGCACGCTCGAAGAGTAGTTCCCGCATTTTTCCCGCCTCGGTTTTTTCCTCACCCTGCACAATTTTTCCACGCGCACCGCTGCCCGCAGTGGCACTCGAATTGCGATTTTGCCTCGCGGGAAGCTGTTGCTGTTGTTGTTGCGGTTGCTCGTTCGAAAGAAGCTTTTCCGATTCCGCGCTGGCAGGGAATTCGGATCTGTTGGGATCTTGGGCGCGGCACCGCCTTTGCTTTTCCCTCGGCTGCTCGTATCGCTTCGGTCGTAAGGGGGGAAAGGGGGGTTTCTATCAAGATTCAAGTACTAAAAGCTTCTTTGGTGTGCAAATTGAGCAGGGTCTCTGCTCAAATTGAAACCGGTAGCAAATTGGAACCGGTAGCAAATTGAGCAGGGTTGTGGAAATCCTGAGTGGCAAGTCGGCGTCCCCGGACCAGAATTCCCTTGACGCGTTAACGCGTTAAGGTTACGGTTGGCCGCATGGAAAAGCGGACTTGCGCGGCCAACGATTGCGAAAACGAGTTCGTCCCGAAGCTCGACGAGAAGATCAAGCAGGAGTTTTGTTCGAAGCGCTGCGGGAATCGCATGCGGCAAAGGCGCTTCTTAGAACGCCATCGCTGCGAGGAACGTCCAACGCCCCCAGGCGGAGGTGGGGACGGCGGCGGCCTGCAAGCCACGCTCGGCGGGGCCATCGAATACGGCTCTGATGGCTCGGTGTCCGATAAGAACAGGTATTCTGTAAAACCTGGCGCGGACAAAAAGCCGCCGGCGTCCGTCAATCCCCAACCCCAACGGAGCCATGCGCATGCCGCCTAGGGCCGCCGTTGTTCTGTTTTCGTTACTGATTTCGTTTTGCTGGTCGACCCCTGCCGGGGCCCCTCTAGCCTCGCCCTCCCTGTTGCGGGGCGCGCAGGAAGGGTCTATGCCAGCCAAAGCCGCTTTGTCAAAAGTTGTTCATCGCAAACCTGAGCCGTTCATGCCCAACGCCGAACTCCCGGAGTACCTGTTGTGCTTCGTGACCGAGACGCTGGCGTGCGGCCATCAACTCACCATTTTCCCTGATCCCGATCCGCTGGTAGCACGCTTTCGACGTTGTCACGAATGCGATGTGATCAAGGCGCCGAAGAAGCCGGTGCAGTCGGTGCGCATCGCGGACGTGGAGCGGAAGCAGGCGTAAAAAAGTACACGGCGCGAAATCTGCAAAATTTCGCGCCGCCGGAAAGCACGTCGAAGAGCCCTCGAATGGCCGCTCCAACAGCGAGAGCATACCGCAATCCGGATGGTGGGAAAAGTGAAAATCCTTCACGTTTCTCGCTACGCCAACTCGTTGAATCTTCGACCTGGCCCGCCCTTTACCGTGCACTGCTGCTGGCCATGCTGGACAAGAACCGGTTCGGCACCGAACTCTATCGATCGCAGCGCAAACTCTCCCGCGAATTCGGTGTTAGCTACTCGACGGTGCGCCGCATGATCGACCGGCTCGAGCGCGGCCACCAGTTCGGCAGAAAAAACATCGTGCGCTGCGAAGGCGTGCTCTCGCTCGCGATCGAGCCGAACAAACGGCCAGGTGGGAAGCTGCGCCGCACCGCGACCTACGAGCTACACCCGCATCGGCTCGCGGCGCGCATGACCGAACAGCAATTCGAAGAGAGTTCCTCGGGCGCGCTCTGTCCATTCCCGCCGCAGTCGTCGCGTCCTGCGCCGCCGCAGCCCAAGGCCGAGCCGCAGCACCGCAGCACGCAGCGCGACACGCCCGCGCAGCCGAAGCTCACGAAGCGCGAATGCTCGAAGCTGGTGGCCGACGTCGTGACGATGATGCGCGGGTCTAGTGGGTTGACGCCCAGCAGTGCGGGCGTGTTTCACCCGATGAATTTTCGCGAAGCGCTCGCGCAGGTGTGCAGGCTCTGGAAGCGCGCGCCCGACAGCGTCGCGGAGGCGCTGAAGTTTTGGGGCTTCAAGTTCGAGGAGCCCGAAGGCCCGTAAAAGCAAACGGCGCAGGTTCCCGCCCTGCGCCGCGCTGTGATGCGTTGTTGTGACCGCCAGGCCTCAACGGGGAAAGCATACCAAACGAGGCCCAGCGGTGGGAAAGTTTTGCGGTGGTAGCTCAACGTAGAGCGCTCGATCACCAGTCGAGAGATGCCGGTTCGACGCCGGCCAGCCGCTCCAAGTGACCGCCAGGAGAACGTTATGGCCTCAGCTCCATGCCGCCGCTCGATCGCGCGCACCGTTCCGATGCCGCGCCCGGTTTCCACTCTCTCGATCGAAGACGTTGTACAAACGATCGCGCTGGTCGCGGATCTCGAGGCCTTGTGCCGCGAAGGCATGCTGATCGAGTTCGCCGACGAGCGCGACGTGCGCCGCTTCTGCCCGCAGCGCGAGGAGTTTTTCCAATGAGTTTGCCGATCGATGAACCGACCGCAGCGGTCGGCAAAGACGAGGGCGGCGTTTCCTGGGGAGGAGTCGCCGCTCTTGAGCCCTACGTCGAGTTCATGCGCTTCTGCCCGGTGTGCCAGCTCGAGACGCGCTTCATCGCGCAGATCGAACTGCTGAACGGGCTCTATGGCTGCTGCGCGAATTGCGGCGACGAGAGTGTCGCGCCCTTCACCCGCACCGTGAGCAATTCTGTGTGTGTTTTCAATTTGAAAGGAGCAACCCCGAATGAATCGTCTACAGATGATCCACTTAATCGATCGTGAGCTGCGCACCGCAGAGAATCGCGTCGCCACGCTCCAACAAGCCCGGAAGGCAGTCGCTTCCCTGAACGGTGCGCGCCGCGGCGGCCGGCGCGTGATGTCGATCGCCGCACGCCAACGCATCGGAGCTGCGCAGCGGGCGCGCTGGGCGAAGTGGAAGAGGAAGCAGGCGGCGTGAGCGATCCCGCTATCTTCGCGCTCTGTCTCGCGAAGCTCTCTGTCACTACGGGCTTCGCGCCGTTCGTGGTGTGCGCTCTGATCTGGGAATGGTGGAGGAAACATGCGAGTTCATCAGCGCAACGCGATCACGCAGGCCGCGCTCGGCATCGCCCGCATCGAGTTCAGGTACTACCGCTCGGACCGCGCGCTGTGGCGTGTGGTGATGGAAGACGGCGAAGAGTTTTCCGTGTCGACGCACTATTTCGGCACTGAATCGACGGTGCTGCGCCTGGCCGCCGAGAAGCTGGCGAAGATGGGCCGCGAAGTCAAATACCCGAAGGGAGCGTGAGCGATGGCAAAAACCTTCGTCACCTGTTCCTGGTGCCACGAGTCGAACGAACTCGATCGCGTGCGCAAAACTTTTTGCTTCAGCTGCGGGCACCGTGCGGACGTTCCGCGCGTCGACTGCGACTGCCGGCGCTGCCGGCGAAAAGACGTGCACGCCGATCAGAGAAAGCAGGCCGCGGCATGATTAACCTTCTGCGCGAAGCGCTCGATCCCGAGATCAACCTCACGCCCGCCCACGTGATCGACGGCATCTCACGCGCCGACGCTGAGTTCGAAAAGAAGCGCGCCGACTACTACTTGTTCGCGCGTGTCCTGGCGAACGTCGTCTACCGGGCACGGTTGAAGAGCGGCACCCGCTTGTGCGATGCGGGAGATTTCAAGCAGTGGCTGGAGGAACTGGCGGAGGCGATGAAGTGA